AGTCTCATTCAGATCAGCAGCTACAGCAGGCTCATTAGAGTTAACAGCACCATTCACCAGAGGATGATCAGTGTGGCAAAGTTGAACACCATCACCATAAGTATCACCGGTAAAGGCTCCATTGAGAATTGCAGCGCCTTTCACCTGTTTGGTGTAGGCCATAGCCCGAGCCAACGCTTTGGTATACCGGGATGACAGTGAGTCATACAGGTTGTCCTCAATAGCTTCCTCTGTAATAGAGAAGCCCATCGCGATGGTTTCGTGGGTGTAGCGTGCAGTCCATGCTTCCTGCGCGTTGTCATAAGCGATGGCAGAGCCTTCTTCTTTGACCGGCGCGGCAGCAAAGCCTGACAGCTTGGTTTCTTCTTCAAAGGAACGGTCAGAAGATTCTGTTTCAAAAATCTCCGTGTGCTCCTCACCATACTTCTTATACTCCAGACCGAACAAGGCGTTAAGCCCCGGTAACAGTTCCTTGAGTAGTTGTGCGCGTGAAATAGCCATGAGTTAGTTCTCCTATACGCCGACAGCTGTGTTCATAACATGATAGCCGGGGGCAAATTTAACCAACACATCAGGATAAGTGTCATCTGTCGCAGAGACAAAGCCAATTATCTTAAACGCACCAGTGGTTTGTTGAACAGTTGCGTCCAACGCCATTGTGGAATTACCAGTTGTAGTGCTTCCTGACGTAGTTGCATGTTGAGCTGCTGGGAATCCAACGACAGAAAAAACATCATCCTGACCAGACACAGCATCGAGCTGCGCTTGGAAAGTGACACCGGGATCATCTACAACCTTACACTTCACAACACCCGTGGTGCCAGTGGGGTAATATTGAGAATGAATAACCTGACCTTCGGTATTCACATACTCGCAGCCAACAAACACACCCAGCGCCGTAAGGGATGAACCCCCAAGGTTATTGGTTGTAATGTCTTTACCGGTGCCTGTTGCTCGTGAGATATATCCACTCGCATTGGGCTGAACTACTGTTCCATAAAAAAGATTTTCTGCCAACCCGGAAGGGTCAATCAGATAGGTTGATGTAGCGCCAGCGTACGGAAGACCGTCAGCGCGTTTCACGGGCTTTAGCCCGTAGGGAGTAGCGGCAGTCGCCATGTTAATCTCCTAATTAATTTCCAGTCCCGAAGGTAACTTTCGTCTGCCGTTCATTGAATAGCGGCATCCTTGGGTCACTTTCGCGCATTAAGTTGTTATCGACAGAGTTCATTTGCGCATCAGCTTGTGCATCATAATACTCATTGCGCTCAGTCACCATCTCGTCAGGAGCCTTACACAGCATCAAACCACCAATCACAATATTATCCTTGAAGCGTTCGTGCTCAATTGCCACAAGGGTGATTTCGGGGTGATCTTTTGACTTTGCAGGCGTCCATCCTTCACGAATTTTTGAGGACAGGTTGGTGGCATCCACTTGACCCAGCGAGCTTACGCGAACCCAACGAAACGTATACCCTTCTTCAGGGTTGGGACTGGGAAGCACTTCAGGCGGTGTCCATGCCTTCTTCCGAGTCACTGTCTCGCGGGTTGAGTTGTCTCGCTTTTCTCTTGATTCAGCCATTTCCTTTCCTCATTTCTATAGCAACCTGTTTGGCATAATCTTCTAACGGTACGCCAAGGCGTTTAGCAATTGATACTTGCGTTTTGGTCAGTTTCACCTTTTTGGGTGCTACTGTCCGTGTTGCAGAAGCCACTACATTAGCTGGCTTGTTTGGTGTAACCGGGTCGATATCCTCAAAGTTATCTGGGAACACCTGTCGCATGCGAGCATTTACTTGCTCGTAGTAATCATCACTGGTTGGATCGACGCCTTTTCCGACTAACTTGTTATGAAATCCCAGCGCAAAGCTCGTCATTTCGTCGTCAGTTCCAAACCATGTATTTTCGTCAGCCCATGATTTTACCCTTGGGTCGAGTGGTTGTTGGGGTGGCTGCTGCTGTTGTTGCTGTTGTGGCGCAACAGGAGCCTGTTGTTGTGTTTGTACATCACCTTTGGGTGCTTGTAAAGGGGGAATCTTTATTTGACTGAGTTTATCTGCGCGTATCTTTGCAGTTGTGAGTGCTTCCTGAGCTTTTAATAGCTCATCACCATTGCCCGCATCATACGCTTCCTTGTAGGCTTTCTGTGCAACGGTCATCTCACTGGCTACTGTACGCTTGGCCTGTTCAAACAACGCACTACGGCTTTGACCAACAGTACCTTTCAGCTTCTCGTTATCGGCCATAAGATTGCGGGCCAGATTCTCCAGCTCCGTCTTCTCACGGATAGCCGCCTCTTTTTCCCGGCGCTCGTCGTGGTAGCCCTTGCTGAAGTGCTTGATGCGGTTACGCACCTTATCTGAGTAGTTTTCAAGCTCATCATCGGTAATTTCTTCCGGTGGCTCAGATTTCTTACGGTTGCGATCAGCCACCGGCGTATCGTCAACAACTTCAATCTCAAGCTCAGGCTTTTCCGGCTCAGGTTCGACTTCTTTTTCAGGCTCAGCACCAACCTCCGTCATGGAAGAGTCTTCAATAACAACTTTGTCGTCGTCACCCTCTCCCTCAGGAAATTCAAATTCTACTTTTTCCAGTCCCATAATGTTCTCCTAGACGCGAGTTATGCCGTTGGGGTCTTCCACAACAGCTTCAACAGAATCATCATTGAACAGGCGGTATTCCTGTCCAGCAACCTTGAACCGTGTGCCCGTATTCATGCGAAACATGACGTAATCACCCACTTCGCACCAAGGCCCGGTCGGAAATCTGTCTTTATCGGCATAGGCTTGCTTACCCATATCCAGAACCACACCAATCATCGACATGATACTGTCATGGTGTATTGTCTCAGAGGTTTTGAGAAGTCCTGAGTCGCCAAAGGTGTTAGTGACCTCAGGCATCGCTACTAGAATGTGGTATCCCACAGGTTTAGGTATCTGGGCCTCAAGCTGGGCTTCATCCACCGGAATAGGCACTGCGGCCATAGATTTACTCATCGTCTTCTTCCTGTTGTCGCAAGAGGTCATTGATTGTTACTTGTGCGACCCTCAGACCTCGAATCTGGCCGCACATGTAGCGGTAATCGCCATGATCGTTCGCATTACCCTTAATTAACGCATTTGTGAGCGTAACTACATCCTCTTCAATTTTAGAAGATGCCAAGTCAAAAATATCCATCTTTTACCTGCTTGGTGGTTCCCCACCAGTTTGTTCATTGTTCGTTGCACCCAGAAGGGCTTTCAGCGCCTCAATATTCGTGCGCTTATCTAAATCTGCTCGCTGATCAGCAAGTTCCTGTTTTGCGTTCTGTGCTTCCAGATCGGTTTCTCGACGGTCTTGCGCGACCTCTTCCAAGCGTAACTCGGAATCAACCACGTCTTTTGCTCGCTTGCGTTGCTGGTCATCGCCTCGCAGTTTTGCTTCCGCTTGGTCTTTCACAGTCTTGCGCTCAACTTCCATACGCTTGGTTTTTGAATCCTCGCGTGCCAACTGGAGGTTGGGGTCTTCACTCTGTTTCTGCGCTTCTTTCTGCGCATTTTCCTGTTTATGTTGGGCAGTGAGCTGCTTACCAGCATCAGCTACGGCGCGGGAAAGCATGACTTCCACCTCTTCCGGTAGCGGCTGGCCGGGAGGTGGCAGCTGCACGCCCAATTTTTCTTCCATCTTAGTTCTATAAGAGAACCCAAGGTGTTCGGCAACATGTGCCTGTAATGAGGCCATGATCTGGTTGGCTTTGGGGTTCTGCCCAATTAGCTCAGCGATCATGGGGTCTTGCATGAATGACATATGAGTGGCTATGTGGGCGTCATGGTCTTGGTATAAAAATGCCTGCATAGGCGTGCCCACTAGCGCACCCATATTTTCTGTAATCGGGTCTTGTGGCTCAGCATCCTCAGACATTGGCACCAGCTTTTCAGCGTTCTTAACGCCAAGTACCTCAATCATCTGTCGATGTAGCAGTGGTAGGTCATAAATCTCTGGAGATTGCTCAGACATCTGAAGCACGGCTTGGTACTGCACGACTCGCTGTGCCATTGTTGAGCTATTAGGGTCAGATACCGGAATGACTGAGATCAGGACATAATCACCACGTTTGGCCTGCATATCGCCCGTATTCGGCGTGTATTCGTATTCAAGTGGTGCGTTTTCACTGATAATCGTCTTGAGAAGCTTAAATTCCTGCTTCATGGCGTAATGGATGCGGGCGTGGATAGCTGCCATGGGCTTCAGTTGCCGCTCCAGCAGGGCCAGTGTGGTGCCCACAGGGGCATTCGCACTCATATCTGAGATATTCATGTCAGCAATGGCACCCAAGCGGCGTCCATCCTGCGTAATCTTCTCCAAAAGAGCTACGAGAGTCTGACTTGGCTCTTTGTAGGGTAGTGGGATCAGGTGATCACGTATGGAACCACTGGGCACGTCCACATCCCGCCATTCTCCCGGCCCAATGGGCGAATCATCCCCTTTTGTACGCAAATCTCGGGATTTCAGGCCACCCGGCAGGTTACTGAGTGTCCCTGCGTCCACTAACTGCCGTATCAGGCTGGTTCCAGCGCGGGCGTAGCCCCCGATGATGTTAATCAGGCCCAAACCATAGAAACCGAAGCCCGGTACGTACACATAATGGACAAAATGCTGGCGTTTCAGCTTAAGTTCGTCTTCTTCCACCCAGTTGCGGCGTATACCCAGTACCGTATTTGAACCACGCTCAAGGGTGATGATATAGGGTTTGGCTAATTCGTTTTCATCATCAATGCCTTCAATAATGGTATCGACATGAATCTCATACAGGGTATAACGGTTGTCATCTGACAGCTCAAACCCGGCTTCTTCGGCTTTTGCTTCCTCAATGTCTGTATGGAATGACTCAGGCTCATCCATATCAATATCAGTGTAAAACCCACTGGCCTGTAACTTGGCTACCTCGTTCTCGGTCTTACGCATGACGTGGGTAACGCGCTCAGCATGCTCAATAGTGGAAGCACCGTAAGGTACGATGACATCTTCGGCGTTGATGAAGGGAGCGACTTGGCGATTCAGTGTGGGGTCAAAATAGACTTTCTTGAATGCGGAACCGGCGAGTGCCAGCGACCACAGTAACTTCTCATGCTCCGGGCGGTACTCTGACATCACCTCCGTGAGCTGGTAATTCATATCTGCCTTAACACGGGCAGCGGCCTCTTCTTTGGCCTTGTTCTCAATACCCAGTATCTTGGTTCTGACCGGCCCAGCGGCGGGAAACACCTCACTCATGGTCTCGGCTTGGAACCGGATAACAGCCTCAGCCAGTATTGTGGAGCTTACCCCACAAGCGCCTTCCCACGGCTCAATTTTCTCTTCGTAGTTCAGACCCAGTATATTCAGACCTTCTACATAGGTATCTACCCAGTCTTTGCGACTGTCGATGTCAGAGTCAACCAACCCAAGCATCTCAGTGGCGAGGAGGGCGATCTCATTCTCCTCCATATACTCCACAAGGTTGGCATCAAATGGCGGCGGTGCTTCTGTGTCTGTACCCCCAATCAGCGTGATCTCTACGCTACCATCATCATTCTCAATCATATCCGGCAAAATAACTTCCACATCCGGAAGCTCGGCGTCCACCGGCATGCCCTGTGGGGCGGCGTAAAGACTCTTGTCAATTGGCATTAGCTACCCCAAAAATCATCTTTGACCGATTTGCGTACAGCCTTCTTTTTAGCTTTTGGCTTCGGTCTGACCTTAGCTTTGGGCTTAATCCCCAGCGCTTTTTTCTCGGCAGCGTCGAGCTGTTGTGCACGTGTTTTCTGACGTTTCAATCCTGAGATAACAGGTTTTTTCTTAGTACCCATCAGTAATACCCTTTCGCTGGTCTTTTCCAATATTTCTGTTCTTCTGCTTCGTCAGAAGGCAATCTCAAGAAACCACCCTGCCTGAAACGCATAAGAGCCATGACAGTGGTATCAACAAGGTCATCATTACTGCCAAAGGGAAACGAAGCCACTTCATCCACTAATTCCTCAGCCCACCGGGTTCTAGGCACCCAGCATACCCCAGATTTAACAATATCGGTAACAGAATTTAACCGTGCGGTTTTATCACCAGACCCACGGTGTGGTGTGTACTCACTGACAGGCATACCCATGCGCCGCATTTCTTGGTACAGCGCCGCTCCGGCAGACTTCTTCTCCACAATAAAACTATCCGGGTTCCAATCTTTATATTCTT